CCAAGGATTCACAAGCCGCAAAGGGCTCAAGAATTAAAAGCCAATGGGCACATAAAAAAACCGAGATCTCAAGGAATGTTGAGACCCCGGTACAATTGCCCGGTGATTCTGTTGTTTAAGGCGAGCTAGATTCGGGCTAGCTTTTGTTGTGGAAATGTGCCGGTGGTAAGGGTAACTGCTGCCTGCCCTGCTACCTCACTCCACAACAGCCAGTGAATCTCCTTGGGCGCAGTAAGGATGTGGGCAATGGTAACGGCAAGTTCACCCTCCCAATCGGCCCCAGCATTCTCCTGCCAATGGACCCAATCATGCACAGCCCTAAACATAAGGTTCTGCTGCTCTGACATAAGGTCAGGGTTTGGATCATTGTTGAGGCGAGAAACTGGAAGCCACCGGGTCTCACCAGGCAGAATGGGTCGGCTGAGCGCCGCCATGGCCTCTTCAATGGGAACCTCTCGGGTGACAAACAGAGGCTCAATGCCAGATGCTCGCATCCGATTGAACTGCCTCATAAGCCAGACTCCAAACGCCTTACGTTCGGCTGTGGTTGGCGTGGTATGCGGTGCTTTAGTCCAAGCCTGGGCGATGCTAGTTGCGGTGATCATTTGTCAAGGACTCCAATGGGATTAGGTCAATCAATTGCTCGCCCCGATTAATTAGCCTCAGGGCCTTTGTAACTGCCGCATCGTAGTTGGAAGCGGTGATTAGGTGTTGGCTTGTGATTCTTTGCCCACCACGTGGTAGGTTATATCCAAGCCAACAAGTGTACGTAATCATAACCCGATCAAGCGACGGTATGTTACCCACGTAACGGCCTGAACCTCAGCAGGCGTTAGAACACAACCGCAGGCATCAAACGACCGCTCAGAAGCCAGGATATAAGAGCGGGTGATGGCGGCATATAGAGCCTTGCCGATGTTAGGGGTTTTAGTTGTGGGGATGCGTTCGCCCATAAATATTGCAAAGGCGTGGCCATCAACGCAAACAGTATCCTTAAACCCGCTGATGCAACGGTAAAAAGCGACGACCTTCTGACCGGATAGAATATCTTGAATAGCCTCACTGTCTGGTGATTCCAGTTCAAGAATGCGAGCGGCCTTGTCTTTGTTGGTGTTGTAGGTGCAGACCTTTGCCTGTCTTGAATCCTCACCGACATGCCATAGCTTAATCATGCTCTCAGCATCAGCGCAGTTCCTCTCCCACTTGTTGTTTGGAGATAGCGCTGCTATCACACCGATAGCTTGACCCAGCGTAAGGCCGTCATAGGTATGGATAAGGCTGACAGAAAGATCGTAGGCCCGCTGATACCAATCCTTCCCTTGTTGAATGTCGGCAGCTGAGGCGAGCCCTAGCATCCCGATGATGTGCCGAGCGTTGGCGCGTGGTTGAACCCGTTTAGTCATGATGTGCTCCGTGGTGTTGTGGTGGTGGTTGGAATCTTAGCTCATATCTGAAGAGTGAGCCACTGCCAAATACGCTGCAGCAGGTCCGCGTTGAGCCAGCACGTAGTAGCGCGGTGGAATACGCTTGCCATGGTGGGCACGTTTAACATACAGCCACCCCTCAGACTCTAGCCTAGCAAGGGCTGATTTAGTTCCCCAGCTGTGGTGACTCTGGAGTGTAGCGGCATTGATCTCGAACAGGCGAGAGCCAGGATTGTGCCGCATGAATCGCAGCAGCGCAGCATCCGTGAGGGCAAGCGATGCCCGAGAGAGAAGGCGGATCATGGCTTGGGTGCGGTTGGATATGGTTGGTGGCTTGTGAATCAGTAACCTAGAAACTCTAGCAGTGTCTCAGCATGGCAGGCTTGCATCCGCGGCCAATGGGTAAACCCGAACACGTCATCGTAAGCCTTGGCCCAGTCGGTGCCGTGATCCTTTAGCAGTCGGGTCGCGTCAGCATAGCTTAGGTTGCCATGCTCGTCAGCGGCTGCCAGTACTGAATCCTCATAACTGGTGAACATTGGTCGTGTCTCCTGTTGTGGTTGGTTGGTGTTGTGGGCAGCTTTTGAGACGGCTGCCACGGATAGGGTGAGGATCAGACAGCCTCCGCCACTAGTTGCTCAATTTCGGCCAGTTGCTCAGCTGCCGCAAGAATGCAGTAGCGCTGATCATGCCAGCTGAGGAGGGACCAGCCCTCATAAAGGTCGTCCGTCGCACCAATGAAAAGGTCATCACTGGGCAGGGCCATGACAAAGAAGCCAGCATCATTGCGCCACCGCAGATCCTCAAGGTGGGCAGAGGCAACCAGCCAATCAATGAAGCGGTGGGAATCGCGGATGGTTTCAAAGGTGGGCATCGGTCCGTTGATTGAACTGCGCTAAGCATGGCCCATCGGTAGGGCAAGTGTCAACCCCTCTAACGATAAGTGTTGCTTATGGAATGGATAAACTTACCTTATCGGGGACAGATAGATTAAATAGATGCTCCTATTGAGAATCACACGAGCTTATTGAGAATGCCATGCCCCCCTCACCCCTGCCCCTGCTGGCCACACCTTTGCGCACCTGCCTATGCCACAGGTACGCAACCACACCACATCCCTTGCTATGACTGGGCTCTCACCCTGGCCAGAACCCCGTTTGGACACGGTTGGACACGACCCTGGCCAGAACTGGCTCCGAGGCGGCAGGAAGGCCCCCCCTATGGGGGTTTTGGGGGCGGGGCGGTATGCGTAAAGGCTTCTCATTTTTGTGTCAAAATTCATGAGTGACGCCTGGAAGCCCAGGGAGAGGGCCTCAAGGGAGTCGGAGGTGTATCGACACCTACGAGGAGCTTGAGGGTCCTTCCTGAGGCTTCTAGACACCTCTCACGCTCTTCTACCAATCAAGCGCCCTACCAACTGTCGGAAGTTCCTTAAGAAGGATCTGCTTTGCCTGCTCAGCAATCTGTCGATGCTCCAGCTGTGTTCCCTCCGTAGTCCGAAGTTGGATGTAATGAATCCAGCTCCTCACCGTTCCATTCATGTACAAGCGAGTAGGCGACGAAAGGGGAAGTACTTCTCTGGCACACTCCTTTGCCACACCTTTGCTAAGCATCTCTTGGTAGAGGTCTTCTGCTTCTGCGTAGTGCTGAGCAATGCGTCGATAAAAGAGCTGGGTAGACTCAGGAGAAAGATCATCATGGCTTGCCTGACGATTGTTATGATCCTGTCTACGAAGGTGTGGAAGATCAATACCTCCCAACCCCTCTAAGGTGCTTGCATAGCGTTGGGAAAACTCTTGAAAGGAGAAGGACCTATGTCGCAGTATCTGTGGACTAATGGCCCGAGTGGTGTTAATTTCAAGAACAATATTGGCCATCTCAAACACTGACCAATGCCCATGCTTAACGCAATAACCAAGCAGCCGATCCACGGTCTTGTGGTTCTCTTGGTTAGAGGGATTAGATACCCTAGCACAATAGGCAATAGTTTCTTCAGCGTTTGGTGTGATGCTGATGAGTTTAACAGACGGATTCATTGAAAGGAAGGTGGTGGTGGAATGGTAGGGATATAGATAAATAGTTGTTACTACTACCACTATCTATTACAGCTATATCTAGTCATGTTAGTCCTGCTTCGCAGGAAAGACATGAAGCTATATAGCTAGTTAAAGGGATTAATAGAAACAATAATAACTGCTCATTAATTACAGTGGTTGTGGTTGTTTCCAATTTGTCTTAACTCATCGGTCTCCTTCGGATCCCTCTTGGAGTAACAACAAATCAGCAACAACAGCAACAGCTATTGTGTCAGCTCCGCGTCAGCCCCATCCTTCGGATGTGTCTAACTTGGTCTTCATTATCAGTCGCTGTCGCTCCTTCTAATTCAGAGCCCCGGCCCCCGATTTTGTGTCGTAATTTCCTTCCGCTGTCGGCCCCAAAACAAGGGAAGGGAAGGGTAGTTATGTCCTTCAGGTCGATCGTTCGCGTACACAGAAACCCCAAAGAGGAATTACTCTGTCTCATGCTATAGTTGTTGTCTATTCCTTCTACTTACCGCCACTGATCCTTTGGAAAACGCAAGCGTTAACAAGAAAGAATTTGTGTCTGTTGGTGCAATACTGGAATAGACATGAAAAGGGATTGGAGAAATGGGGACGAAAATGGTCGGTCCCCAAATCAAAATCCGCTGTTCCACACCAGGAAGGCACCACTCCTCCTGGTAATAGTGCGTCCCTTCTCCCTTAGATCCAGCTGGCTATGGCCTCAGAACCCTCTTGGATACTGGAAAAATCCCTTCCAAGCACAAGGCAATCTGTGGCCGCCTGAGGGGTATCTATGAAGGCAGTGAGCATCTGATTCCACTGCTGTCGTTTGGCCTCAATGGTGGCCTCCTTTGCGGAGATAGCAAGGGCATCTTGGAAGTACTTGATACCCAAGGCCAGGGCGTCCACTCGGTCATCGTGTTTAACGGCGCCCTTCTCTCGGCACATTCTTGTTAACTGATACATCAACATTCGAGGCAGCCTTTCTTCGGGTGCCATGTCGTTGTTTGACTGGTAGTCCCAGGTGATAAGGCGCTGGTCAATGACAAGTCGATGCTGGTTGAGAACTGGCTCCAACGTATCAATGATTCGATCTTCCTTTCTTGTCGTAGCACGAACCTCCTCAAAGGTAAGACCAACCTTCATTTCAACGGCGTGTTTCTTCATGAGTTCCATGATGGCACCATCACCAAAGTTAGACTCAATGAGACAAGTAGACGCTTCAAACTGCTTTGCCCGCCTAAGGATTTCTCTAAGGGTCTTATCGGAGTAACCATCCTGTGTGGCAAAGATGTCCCTCAAAAAGAGGAAACCATTGATCTGTGAAAGGATTATGGAAACGGTTTCGTCTTTTCCTCGTCCGGACGGATCAACGGCAACAATAGTTTCCCCGTATGGGATAAATTCCGAAACAGTCTTAGGCCGGTGCCATCGATCGCCAGGGAGAGCGACAGCAGGGAGATCCAACAGAGTCTCTTTATCGGCGCCCCACACCACGTCAGATGGACCTTTCTTAGCATCAAGCGGTAGTACTGAAAAGTCGCTGAGTTTGAGAGGAAATTTAAGGGCGTCACTTAGGCTGGTATCCAACATAAACTGCAGCATGAAGTTGCTGCGACTCATACTCTGTTCCCTTTCGAGAAGGTTGATCTCAGAGAAGCGAGTATCTGTTGGCGTCCAAGAAAGCTTTTCCAGGCCGCTCTTGTTGATGTCCTGTTGAAGGTCCTCGGCAAGGATGTCCTCGTATCCGATAAGACTTTTTGGATAACGAGCGGGCCAGACAAAGGGTCGATAGTTACGTTCCCTTAGGGTTCGGTAGATAGTAAAGGTTGTTTGTGGGGTTCCAAGGAAGATAATTCGACTGTCCTCCTTTGGTGTAAGAACTGACTCACCTTCTGTTACCAATTGTAATAACTTTTCCCTCATAAGATCAGTCGCTGAGTTACTCGGAACCTCCACATCATCAAAGATAATTACATCAGCACGAGAACCAGTTAGCTGTCCCGTAATACCAACACTTTTAACGGAGGGGCTTTGAGCAGGGCGACATCCATAGACATCAAAGGATACGCGGGACCAGCGTTGGTCGTCATCCTTTGGGGTGAGGTGGTTAAGCCACGAGATCTCAATAAGGCACTTCTGACAAAAGATTGTAAAGTCATCGGCCCGCTGCTTACTAGCAGACACAACCATGATCTTCTTGTCTCGATCACAAAAGAGAATCCAAAGGGTAAAGGCAGCCGCAATCCACGACTTACCTAGTCCTCGAAAGGCTTGAATTTGAAGACGCTTTGGACCGTTTTGAAGGTACCGAGCAATGGCAAGTTGTGCTCTTGTTGGAGGAGGCAGGTCGAGCGACTTCCATACAAGAGAAAGGAACAAAGGAAAACTAGCGGCCAGACGGGCCTCAGGAGTGCCCTTAGGGTGGGTCATAGGGGGAACATACGTAAAAGGGAAAAGAGGAGGCCTACAGGACCGTAGAACCCCCTCTCAGAAGCCATTACTTGTTAGGCTTTCGGGTAGGCTTTTTAGCAGCCTTTGGTTTGGGGCCAAGCGCCTTATCAATTGCGCGACCAACAGGACGCAAGGCTTTACCAAGTTTAGTGCCAAGCTTTTGGCCGATCTTTTTAGCAACAGGAGTTCCTGCTGTCAGTAACGCACCAGACGCAAGAGTACCTCGACCAGTAGCACCACCCATCATATTGCTACGACTATAGACGGCGTTATTGGCATTAGGTCCAACAGGTTTGGTGTTGCGTGTCCGAGAAGCAGCACGTTGGGCCTTTCGTTCCAGCTTTTTGATTGTCCTATTGTCATAGGTATTGGTAACATCCTGATTCATGTTTCGGATGTTATTGGCTGGAGGCTTTGGCTTTCTACCAGGACTGATTTTATTGGCAGGTTTTTTAGGTGCCATCTTACTTCATCTTGGTGGTATATTTCTTACCACGCCAGGTGAACTGATTAGCGCCAGAAGAACGTGCGGCCTTAAAGGCCTGATCAAACGTCTTCTTGTTCATGGCCCCCGTAGTTGTGGAGGGCTTGGGACCTTGCTTGGGCTTATAGTCGCCCCGCTTCATTGCAGCCTTAAGGGTGCCATCGGCAGCAGGACGCGCCTGAAGCACAGCGGCAGCAGCCCCACCACGAGCAAGACCCTTAAGACCACCCACCACAGCGCGGGCAGTACGAGCAGCCTTTAGAGTGCCCTCCATAGCCTTCATGGCACCACGAGCACCACGACGAGCCTGAGCGGCCTGCTTAAGTTTCTGACCCTGTTGCTGGGCGGCCTTCAGTTTGGCTTGACCACCAGTACCAGTTGTCACCTTTGCCGATCCAGAGGTACCACCCCCTGATTGGGTAACTTTTGCTGTGCTGGTAGCTTGACGTGCCTTACGTCCTTCCGTTTGAGCGCGACCATCAGGACGCTTTGTAATGCCGCTGGAAGTGGTCTTTGCAGCAGCCCGGACTTTACTAGCAGCACTAGGCTTGGCGCTGACAGGACGAGGGCTACGACCAGGAGTCACAGGGCGGGTATAGCTGGTGCCTTTACCAACAGTAATCGGTTTTGCTTTTGCCATGATAATAATTCTCAGACCCGACGCACACGACCAGTTTTATCAGCAGCGTTAGAAGCCGGCACACGATCGGCCTTACGCACGTTCTGAATAGCAGTGGTAGCAGCCGCAACGGTAGCGTTCAGGGCCACGGTAGTAGCAGAAGTAGCAATCGTGTTATTCAGTTCGTGCTTGTCGATCTGACCAGGGGCGGTAGAAATCGAACCGTAGGCGGAACCGCCAGCAGGAAGAGTAGCCATCTTTTTAAGAGATTGGGTTTACGTAGTTGTCCAAGAAAGAACCTTGGAAAAGTTTGAAAGGTCAAAGGAGTCCTGACTGACCCACCAAGAAAGCCAATGGGAACTACCTTTTGATTGATTACAGGACCTACAAGCAGGGACCACGTTATGCGTTGTGTCATGACCACCGCGCATCTTAGGGTGAACGTGATCCAAGGTAAGATTGTCGGAGGAGCCACAATAAGCACACTGGTTCTGCCAATGGTCTTTAATGGCCTGTCTCCACATCCTCTTTGCTTCGCTGCTTGTCATGGCCCTTAGGAGGAAGAGGTATTCAGAAGGATCTTTGAGAGGCATGAGCCGCTACAGTGGTTTACTTCTTCTTTTTCTTAGGGAATCCGGCCTTCATATTAGCGTAGGCCTTTGGAGAAATCGTGCTATTCTTTTTGGTTCGACTGGTACCTGCTGCTTTACGCTTGTTGATATTAGCGTAGAGACCTGAGGGTTTGGAATTGCCCTTGTTCATTTCTTTGTGGATTTACCATTGTGACCATTTCTAGCACGGTTCCGAGAAGGGCTTTCAAGAACCATGGTCCCCTTGCGTGTATGGGAAAGATCGGGGCCTCCCTTTCCCGCTAGGCCACGGCGCCTACGTTCTGACCACCGTTCTTCGGAGGCATTCTTGACCGTGGGCTTTTTATTCAGTTTGCGTTGATAGGCCGCTTTCTTGGCCGCTGCCTTTGGGTTGGCTGCGTAGTACTTAGCGGACTTGCTCTTTGCCTGGGCCATCTTTAAAATAAACGAAGTTTTCCAGGCGTTCGATGCGCTGATTGCTGAGTCCAACCTGAGTAACGAGTACATCAACAGACTTTGCAATGTTATGGAGCGTTAAAAGGTGCCAACCAAACAAACCAAGAATGGCTGCTGTTACCGCATTACGGATGGTTTCATTATCGGATGACACGTTCCACGTCCTCAAGTTCTAGGTCAGGAAGGCTGGCAAATAGTTCAGCAAGAGGCGAACCCGAAATGGGAACACCAGTGATGTTATTCTTGGCAAGCCAATCACAAGCCGCCTTAAGATCTTGAGTGGTAGCAAGGCCGCTTTCAATGCGACCAATCAGTTCCTTTGTAACGAGGCCGTGAAGCTCGTTGAACTGATCCTCAGTTGCTCTGCTGCCCATTTTAGTTTGTCAACTCCGTAATGAATAGAGTTGTACTGGACCCAGTGCCTTGAATAGCAGCAATGTTAGCTCCAATGGGTACAGCAAGGTTCAACCGCTCGCCCGTCCGCAGATAATGGGTTGTGGCAGAGGCCGTTTGAGTACCGACACCAATCTGATAGTGACAGTGGGTGCCACCAGTACACGTAATGGAAATGAATCGGCAGGTAGAGGTTAGCGCAAGGTTAGCGCTGGTAGCACCAAGCGCAATGGTACGCGCAGCTCCAACCTCAAAAGCAGTGGTGGTATCACTGGTCAAAAAGCTGCCAGCCGTAGTGCTACCATTAGTTGTAAGAGAAGCCATTAAACCTTCCTCAACCAAATCATGGGACGCCTTACAGAGGCATCTTCTTGCGTTAGTGTGGTATTAGCAGTACTGGGTAATACATTACCGGTAGAAGTTTCGTACCACAACGCTGGAACCGTAACAGCAGTGGGAGAGTCTGCGCCAAAAACATAAGACGCTGCAGTAAGATCGGTAAAATGACCAGCAAATGTAGGTGTATTATCTGACACCAAAGCAAGGTAATAGCTTCCAGGTGCTAACGTATACGCTATTGTGATTTCTTTATCACCACTGGTATTTGTTACCGTACCAAAATCTTGCAACAGCGTAGTCGGAAGGCCTGTGCTTCCTACGGCATAAATACCCAGCCTTGAACTGCCTGTTGTTCCTGTAGCAATTCTAGTGCCAACACGAGTCCATGTTGTACTGGTTGGGTTGGCAAATAGAACGTAATACACACGGCTTGCAGTAGCAACTCGTGTGCCAGCAGTGCCAGGAGTTACACCCCATCCAAAGTAATAACGATTGACAATTGGATTAATGCCAAGCGTAAACCCTGCAGCTGCAGTATTGGTGGTGTCAAAAGTCCCAGTAAATGGATTAAATACGTATGCCATTAACTTAACTCTTGGTAACGCTTGTCAGATCGTTGGTGCCGTTATAGGTCAACGTCAGTGTTGACACAGTGGTACCACCAGCGCCGCCGGTTTTATAGACCACTCCGGTTACATTACCACCAGTGTAACTCAGGGAAATGTAGTCATACTTGGGAATTTCAAACCCAGTAACAGTTGGAATAGGATTACTGGATGCGTTTGCAATCTCCACATAATCCAAGGAGTAACTACCCGAAGGAGGGGTAAGTACAGTCATTTGTAATTCTCCTGAATGAGCTTAATTAGTTTAGAAGGGTAGCTTGGATCAGTGGCATAACCTTCTTGTTGAAGCAATCGACAGCATTCCTCAGCAGAAGTAGCACGATTGACACCTTCGTACCCTTTGTAGTCGTCGTACCAAAGGGAAATCAGGTGTTGAATGCACTCTTCAGGGGTGTTATAGTCCTTAAACGTGTCTTTAATGGTAACCCATTTGCCGTTAAGGAACTCTTTTGTTTCTGTTGTGGTACCAGGGCTACCTTTAATGCCAAAGAAGTTGTTCTTTCCAGAGGTATGTTTACCATAACCGGACTCAAGGGCCCATTGAGCAGCAACAACCTCGGGAAACTTAACACCTTTTGCCTTGGCAACGGCCATGACACCCTTCCACGTGTTATCAAAGGAGGCAATTGGTGGTTTGGGTTGGGTTGATTCAATCTTTCGCAGGTCCATAAACCATCCAGTCCCAGGACCATCAACCTCCCACCGTGGTAGCCAGTTCTTCCAAGAGTATTTAACAGCCTTTCCACCCGATCCACGGCTCACATAGCCTCCATTGGCGTTGTCAAGCTTACCAAAGGGGTCGTGAAAGATGCCGTGTGTCTCCGTCATACCTATCAGGAGAACCCAGTGTCCGCCTCCACGAGGGGCAGAAGCAGGACCATGGTGTAGGAAGCCCACAGGAACAGGAAGACCAGCTTCCAGGCGATCCTGGAGGGACCTGAGGCTACCATTCCGATAAAAGGTGGCCTTTACCTTGTAAGTAGCTGCTGCTTGAATCTGAGCAAACGAGTTAGTGGTATCTCCATACTTAAGAACCGTACGAAGATAGTCATCATCTGCGTTTGCTCCAAGAAGAGACTTGGGCCACAAGTACTTAATACCCATAGCCATCGTGCTGGAAAAGCACATCCTATCTGCGTGAGCCGTTCTACTATCGGTTTGAGGATAGTACTGGCTAACTGGCAATAGAATACGTGTCACTTAAAGGAATCCTTGATGCGACGAAGTTTATCATCCTCAGACCGCAGGGGCTTCAGCAAAGTGGTTACCTTGAGAAGCAGTTGAACAAGGCTGTTGGACCGATACTTGCTGATGCCAAGAAGTTCAGAAGCAATGAACAGTCCAAAAAAGAGGGCTGCCTCATAGGACAGCTTAATGCCAAAGAGAGTGATCATTTCTTTGATTTGCGATTGGAACGACGCTGCTCAGACATAGCAATGGCCGTAGCCTGAGCGCGAGAAGTTACCTTAGGACCCTTTTTGGATCCGCTGTGAAGGGTGCCTCGTTTGAATTCACCCATCACTTTCTTAACTTTGTTTGTTTTCATCGGCCTTGGCCACGAGTTTGTTTCCTGCCATGGTTAGGAAGGGACCGTTTGCCCTGGCCCTGTCGAGAAAGTTTCGGAGGACCAGGAACATGGGTCACCTTATTCATGGCACCTTTTGGTTTAGCCATAATAGGTTAAAGGCCGAACAGCTCTTTCAGTTCCGCCACAGTCAGCCCAGCGGCTTCCAGCTTCTGCTCAGTTGTAAGTACCGGGGCAGGTTTGGGCTCGGGGGCAGGCTCGGGCATGTTGCCAGCAGCGACCCACTCCAGATAGGCCTGGTAGTCGGTGTTGGCGGGGTCGGGTGGGATAAAGGCGTTGTCCGCGAGGCGGAGGATGGTGTCGCCCTGGGTGAATTGGTACATGGTCATGGGTTACAACTCAGCAGAGGCGGTGTAATGGATGGCGTGAGCACTGTTTACCGGACTCATCGCGCTGTTACTACAAAACAGCCGGAACCCTCGCGTACCTACACTGGCGACCCCAGCATTGCCTACGTTTGAGTTTGTACTGAGATTGTACAGAACACCAGTCGCACCATTTAACGGAGAGTAGATGGTAACTGTAGGTGTTGCCCTTTTCTGTTGCTGATACTGGCAGGGGCCGTAGCTATAAAAGTCGCTGACGTTAATGTTCACATGGAACAAACAGCTGGCAGTGTTTCCAGCAGTGCCTACCGCGACACCATCAAAGGAAGTTTCAAAATACCTCTGACACAGACTTAGCTCCTGCCCGTAGCTCCGCCGCTCAAACGGGGTGGCGACGGCGCCCGGTTCAAACTGCACTTGCGCCAGGTCGAACGTGTAAGTGGTGTTGAGTGGCACCATAAAGGTTATGCCAACATAGTGGTTTGTGCCGATGGTCTTTCCGCTGATAGACGCGAGAGACACTGTGTAGGTGTACTTTGTCCATGTTGAACTGAGCACCACGTTTGATGCCAATGTATATGCAACCTGTGTTGACCCACCTGATCCAAAGGTCTGGGTGGCAAAAATGTTTGGCAAAGTACCGGTACCCTTGGCATAAAAGCTAAGAGTTGCCGTTTGCCCGGCTAGGGTACGAACATCTTCAATTCGCTGTTCAATCCAGCAGTTACCAGCGGTTTGGCCACTGGCTGCAGAAGTGATTTGCCAGCGTTGAAAAAATGTTGGCTCACCCGGTACGTCGGTTTGGCCTGGGGTAAAGGCTTGTTGGCTAAGAGACCCTGCGCCGCCTGTGCCGCTTGAATTAGCAACCCAGCGATCTGCCCAATAGTAATTGGTAATAGGCGCCACCCAGCTTCCAGTCGATGTGCCCCTTTGCCAGATGTCAAAGTTGCCATTGATGATGCGGTTCCTGGCGCCAGAGATCGGGCCGCCGTTGATGGAGCTGAGGGTAGCTGCTGTGCCGGTGTTGGATGGGCCGGCGATGTTGGTTACGTTGAGTGTGCTCATGATCAGCCCTCGTAGAGAATGTTGATTGACCCCGCGTCAAAGGTGTCAGTGCCGTTGACGGTGGTGATGCGGACGCGGTCTAGGGTGCCTGAAAGACTTACGTTTCCACCGGTCCAGAGGATGGCGGGGTTGTCAGATGTCAAAAGACCAGCAGCAATCCATGTGTTTGCTGCCAGATTGTGGAAGATGATGTGACCGTCCACAAAACTGACAGCGCCAACCGGAATATCAAATCCGCCAGTGGTTGATGTCACTGAGTTCCATCCCGTGGTGCCCAAGGTGCTCCTTGCGTTGTATCCAGTGGTCTGGACGCTGCCGCTGCCCAGTCGAACCCTGACGCCGCTCGCCCCGTTGGTGCTGACTCCGCTGAGAATCACCGTAATCCGCTTCACCCAACTCGGAATCCCGGTGAAGTCGATGCTGGTGCCGCTGGTGGTGTTCTGAGCGGTGGCGAGCACCATGCGGCCATTAACCCAGCTCAGGTTTCCAGCACCATCTGTGCCGAGGATGTTGCCAGCGGAGCCATTGCCAGTCGGCAACACCAGCGTGTTATTCCCCGCCACTGCCGGAGCGTCGATCTCGGTGTAGCCGGAGGTGGAGCCGTTCAATCGAAGTGTCATTGGTTCACCTCCAGGGCGGTCTTGATTTCATCAGGGGTAGACGCGCCTTCAATCACGTCTTGGATCAGGGCGTACTTTTCGCGGATGGCCTGACGAGCCTCTTCCGCTGCAACAGCGTCAGCCCCAGGGATCTGTTTCATGATCACCTCGTCAAAGGGCTTGAACTCCTCGGCACGTTGTTGACGGCGAAGGTCGTGGCCGAGGGCTTTGCACTTGTCTAGGTCGTGGCCGATGCAGCAGTCGCCCATTACCCACGCATTGCGGAAGTAACGGTCGGTGGGGATGTCAGCTTCATCAACGATCTCGTAGGCCACGCCCTCGGGGACATCCTTCAGGGCTAGTTCGACGGATACTGCGGGGATGATCACCGCGACGCCGCCATCAGGGGTTGGGTAGATGATTCGTTTCATGGTGGGTTAGCGGAAGATGGTGATACCAATAATGTCAAAATCAGCGCGAATGTTGGTGCTGAAGTATCCAGACTCAATTCTGACTGCGGTTGTTGTTGGAGTTGCGGCTGACTGAATGCCGATGGGAACAGCGCCGATAGACGAGTTTTTGGCAGATGCACCGACTACTAAATAATTCGCATCCGCCAACGCCGTCGTGAAGTTCACCGTATAGTCCCCAGTCCCGTTATCCGTAATGCTGCTCACGTTGTAGCTCGCACGGATCGCCACGGTGCCGGTGCCGTTAAAGTTCACCCAGGCCTTACAAACACCAGTGGCTGTATCAGCATCGAGCTTGCTGCGACTTACAGCATCCGCTGCCAAATCTGGGTTGGTGATCACTCCGTCAGGAAGACCACCTGCACTAATTCCGGTTACGGTGCCGGATCCGTTAATAGTAATAGGCATAATTAAACAATGCTCCAAACAGAACCAGATGGAACCGTAACAACAGCACCAGTTTGAATGGTTACAGGACCAGCACTCATTGCATTTTTGCCAGCAGTAATCGTATAAGACGAGGTGATGTTCTGACTATTCTCATAGAAACAATCATCCGTACCACCACCTTTGGCCCCACCGCCGATGGAAGTCCACCCGCTACCGTTGTAGCCTTCGTAGGCAGTAAGATCCGAATTAAATCGAATCATGCCAAGGTTTGGACTACCAGGACGTTGGGCTGTTGTGCCTACAGGCAGATCAAAGTAACCAGTTGCCGTGTTATTGATATTGCCAGTTATGGTATCTCCAGCCTTCTGCAGTGAAGTAGATACTGCTGCGTTGGCAACCCCTAGTGCGGTGGAAGCATCAGTTGCAGCCGAGGTAGCTGTGGTAGATGCGTTGTTTGCCGTATTAGTAGCAGCAGTGATCTGTGCTTGAAGGCCAGCAGTGGCTTGATTACTGGCAAGCGTTGCTGTTTCTTGAGAGATATAGAGACTCTGAAGGAAGTTATCATTCAGGTCCTGAGCTTTAATTGATGTGCCAGCAAAAAACGTATTGTTTAAATCGGCATCATCTGTTGAACGATAAATTAAAATAGCAGCACCGTTTGCCGGAGCAGACAGGAACTGAATGGTCGTGTCATTGGCAAAGACAAACGCAGTAGTAAGCGTACCGTTAATGGTAACCTTTACGTGTGCTTGTTCGAGGTAAGGAAAAGACAGGGAATAGAGCGTTGTAGATCCATTCCCCGTATAGGTGTTCTGTGTAACGGCCATTGTTACTGTTTGTAATAAGATTCAAGTGGTGCAAATTGGCTAGACTCTTGACGTGCCTTTAGTTCCATAGCCTTCTCAATACGAGCACGAAGTTCTGGATCATTGTATTCCAGTTCATCCTTAGCCATATTGATGTGTTCGGTAATGATCTCTTTGGTACGAGACAAGAAGTACGGCTCACCAAATTTCATACCAGCAGGAATGGCCTGGTTCTCCCAAAGTTTACGGTCATCCTTAAACTCTTGAGAGTTGAAATGCTTCTTAAGGGCGTCCCTAAGACCCATATCAGCAACCATCTTTTGGATCTGTTCCCGCTGCTTACCCGTGTACCTAAAGCCCATGGTAGATACATAGAGTTGTTCCTTAGGCCAGGCGTTGATGTCCATAAGGGTCTTTGCCACTGGATCATTATTTACATCACGCAGTTCAAATGGAACATTAGCATTCCACAGTCCACCACTTGGCTGGAGCATGGGTGTGCCACTAAGAATACTGCGATCAAGAGGGTTGGTTTGAGACAATCCAGGAAGTGCGTTGGCCAATACCCGATCAAACATAGTATTGTACTCTCGGTAGTATGGATCCATTGAATTGGAAATGGAACGCCGCAGGCTGGAGTAGGGCAGCACCGAGTTAACCGCACTGAAGGCACTAGAAGCAATAATGTCAAGTGTTCCGTTTGGATCACCAAAGCGTTCCTTTTGACGGGTCAGCTTTTCATAGTTACCAACTGGATCAAGGAAGAAAGAAATACCGTCTAGTTGAGACAAGTAGCTTTTCTCGACAAAACCAGCAGCAATGGAGAATACAAGGGTACTGGAGAGCTTTTCAGTTTCACCAATAAGTCCCATCTTTTCAAGCGTTCCTAGATCAGCAGCAGATGCGAACCAGTTTGACATGGGTTCAAACCAAGCATAGCTGACCCACTTATCTCCTACCCGTACAGAACGAGGAGGAATACCGGCTTCCCGCCATTGAGCCCGAAGAACTGGATCAGCAGGCATGTTGCCAGTGATGTGACCAGACCATGCCATAGCATAGCCAAGGCTTACAATCAGTGAACCAATAGCTTCTCGCCCTTGATATTCAGCAATTTTAACGGTATCGTTTTCCTTGATGGCTTTTTGATACCCACCAAGAAGTCGGCTGGCAAGTGGCATCATTTCCAACTGATACCCCATGATGTTGGCAGGGGTACGCACAAACGGCATCATGAAGCGTCCAACAGGAACCCCATTGATGTCAGCTTCTGCTAGGCGCTCAAAGGCTGCAAAGAACTTGTTATCTGGATCGGCAGCATTGGTAAAGGTAGCCCTTTCTGCATATTCAAGAACAGCATCATCAAAGATCTGACCTGTCTTAACATCCATTTTTTGGGAAGCAGCAATCAATGCATGCTCCATCCAGCTATTAAATTCTTTGGTATTTTGAGTCCCGATCTTGCCACCAACCTTATCAAAAGCAAAGAGGTACGCATCCTCATAGATCTTCTGACGAGCAGCCATGACCTTAACAAAGTCATCACCACCCATCATCAACCGGTTTGGAATACCAGTAAACTCTGAGAAAGCTTGAAGGAAACGCATGAAACCCACGGTTCGCTGTTGGCCAGGGGTCTTTGCCATCATCTCCATACCATCCAGCATAGCCATCTTTTCGGCATGACGGATGATCTGATGTTGGTCCCACGTAGCAGGAATGCCTGTCTTAATGGTAGTACCAGCAACCTGAGCAGCATCGAAGAGAGAAGTGAACATGCCAGTAAATCCAGCACCTGCAACTCCAATCAAACGATCGTCACCCTTCATCACACCAACAAGGCCAACTTCAATGGGCTGACCAATCAATCGAATGACAGAACCGAAGTTACGGATCAAGGTTTTGGGACCAGAGAGAATACTATTCATCCACTGACCCAGAACGTTCTGACCCATGTACCTAATGGCGGTCTCGGCAAAGTTAATAGCCTTTGCTGGATCACCACCAGACAGTGCCATTGCCATAGTCATCTGACGCATCTCATTGATGGCATCCGGATCACCACTACGCAAACCATTCTTTACCTTAAGTGCCCATTGATCAAGCATCTTACGGCTAAGTTGTTTGGCTTCAGTGAAGGACTCAGCATTGTCTAAGGCTTGTGATGTTTTGGCTGCGCCCCAAGGCCCACGACCGATAGCAAGACGACGACCAGCTTCCAGCGACCATGCCTCCTTACGAAGCATAATCAAACCTGTGATGGTATCAATCAACTTATCATCAACGTTAGCACCTTTGATTCCAGAAGCTTCCAGATCATTACGAAGGTGACCAAGGTTACTTGCCTTACGTGCCAGGTACTTCATCATGGATTGAGTGGCCATGACCGCAGGGGTCTTCAGCTGCTCAACACCATACTCACCGATGAAGGTCTGATCCATGCCCCGGAATACAGCAAGCATTTTATCAGTCACCTCTTCGGAAGTCTGAGCACTATCCAGAACTTCCTGAAAGCTTTCAAACATGGCACGGTTGAGACGTTGGATCTCTTCCGGAGCCTTCTTGCCAAACTTACGATACATCTGCTCCAGCTTTTGTGGGGCAAGTGCATCTACAATAGGCTTAAGGGACTGGTCCCAAATGTCTTGAAGGTTAGCATTTTTGATGGCAGCATCCGTAATAAGGGTAGCACCACTAATGATGTCTTCTGTCAGATACTTGGTGGATTTAACCGTAGCAGCTGCTTCGTAGACAAGAGGCTTTACACCAGGCTCCATCGGCATGACGGATTTGGTAGCAGCGTTCTCTACTTCTGTCAGTTGTAGGTTCAACTCATCAATCTTTTTCTGAGCATCAGCAGCATCATCCCATGGATCATCAAGACGTGCTTTTTGCTTATCCAGTTCATCAAGAATAGATTGACGCCGAGGGCCGAAGTTTGTATCATCCCAACGGATTGCCTCCACAGCTTCGTCAACTTCTGCTTGCTTAGAAGCACCATCAAGCGCATCATCAAGCTTCTTGCCTTGTTCTGCCAAAATCTCAGCAGCAGGATTACTCTTACCAGGCTTGAACTTAAAGCCAAATGCCTTAAGACTAGCGCCAAGAGCATCAGCAGCAGCGCCAAGACCCAGATCCTCCAGAGCAGTCAGGGCTCGATAAGCATAGACGTTATCGTAGTCGGCATCACCTGCTAATACGAACGTAGGCTTAAGCCAATCAGGAGCCTTATCTTGAAGCCAGGCACTGAAGTTAGCAGCATCTTCTTCATTAGGATCTGCCATGACAAAGCCTGCAGCCGCATCTGGTACGTTCTGCAGAACTCTTTTAGCACCCTTCAGTTCCTTGAATCCAGGAACAGTTTTGGCTGCCACACGACGCCCAAGGCGGGAAGCATTTACA